CCTTTTATTAAAATCAATACTATTTATTGAAGAAATATATTTTTAGGAGATAAATTGATGTCCAACATGTTAGAACAAGCAATCGCTGATGCTGCAGCATTAAGAGAACAAGCTATCAAAAATGCTGAACAATCTGTTCTTGATAAGTATTCAAAACAAATCAAAGAAGCAGTAGATCAAATGTTAGAAATGGACGATGCTCCCAACAAAGCGAATGACATCATTAGCGAAGTTGAAGAAGAGCTTATGGAGCAAGAAGAAGCTCCTGCTATGGCAGAACCGGCAGCAGATGCTGGTGTTGAAGCGCCTCAAGCATGGGACTCTCGATTTGACGATATCTCAATGAAATTAACGGCAATGGTTGACAATCTCCCCGAAGATGAAAATGGAATGATTGATTTGGATCTTGGAGATTTTTCAATCCCTCAAGATGAACTGGCAGCCGCAGAAGGGGACCTAGAAGAGCCTGAGAGCGATCTTGGAGACCTCGGAGGGGAAACACCCGAAGGAGAAGGTGAAGACGATCTAGACAGTCTTATTGGCGGCCTAGAGGACGATGAAACAGAGACTGTTGATAATGAAGATGTTGATCTTCAACTTCAAGAAGTTCTTCGCCTGTTAGGGGAAGACATGGAACTTGATTATGATCCTCAAGTTGATTCTCTTGGAAAGTGGAGAAACAACAGATCAAGAGAAGAGTTCAATCAAGATGCTGCTGAATTCTTATATGAAGAATCAGAAGAAGAAAAGACCGATGAGGAAAAAGAAGAACTCATGGGCAAAGTCACAGAATTACACGAAACAGTAAAGAATCTGACATCACAAAATAATCAATTAGTTGACGTCCTATCCAAGTTGGAGATCCACCTTGAGGAGTCTTTATTGTCAAACGCAAAACTTTTATATCAAAACCGCACACTAGCTGATGCCTCCCTGAATGAGCGACAAAAGTCAAAAATTGTCGAAGCCATTGCTAATGCGGAGTCTCCGAAAGAAGCTAAAAATCTTCACGAGACACTCAAAACTACAGTGGGATCAACGCCTAATAGCAAAAGAGGTCCACAATCACTTAGTGAGTCAGTCAATCGAAGATCGAACTTAAGTTCTATGCTTAACACGAGACAAAACATTAACGAAAGCAAGCAGAGCGCTGATCCTTTTATGGAAAAGATGCAGAAGCTTGCGGGCATAAAAAAATAATTTAGGAGATTAAAAAATGTCTATTATCGAAACTCTTACAGAAGGCATTGTCAATCGTGACATGGCTCGCGAAGGCGAAGCGCTTCTGAACAAGTGGACCGCAACTGGTCTTCTTGAGGGACTTAACGGGTCTCAAAAACAAAACATGGCTGTATTGCTTGAAAATCAAGCTAAGTCATTGTTGAAGGAAAACAATACAATGAGTGGTGGAAACGTTGAAGGTTTTGCTGCTGTTGCTTTCCCAATCGTTCGTCGTGTATTCGCCGGATTGATTGCTAACGATCTTGTAAGTGTTCAGCCGATGTCTTTGCCATCTGGTCTGATCTTCTTCCTTGACTTTACTTTTGGTGCTGATATCGGTGGAAACGACGGTCCGGATTCAAGATTTGGAAACGTATCTACTCAAAGTGGTGCTTCAATTTATGGTACTGATCGTGTTGGTTCTCAAATCACCGGTGGTGTGAACTTGATCGGCGCTCAGAAGGAAAATCTTTCTGGTCCTCGTGAAGCAGTTGGTTACGCTTTCGCTTCTCCAACTGGGTCTAATGCTCAAGCTCTTGGTGGAGCAACTGCTGCTGATTGTAATGGTGTTGCTCAATTCACTTTGGATGGAAATTTGACTGAAGCACAAAAGAAACTCATTCGCTTTGATCCAGATCTCATGGCTGTAACAGACAGTTCTTTGGCAGTTATCGTTTTAGATATCGCTAAAGACCTCAGGGCGTTCAAAAGTGTATCTGCGGGACAAACAGATGCAGACTTTGACAATCTGTCAGCATTTAGTTTGACTGAAGCTGGTCTTGCCCTTTGGTTGAATGGTCTTGCAAATATCGGTAGTGGCGTAACGAGTGGTGAAGCTAAAGTTGTTCGTCGTCTTACAAATGTAGTCGGCTCAACTGATAAAGGTTTTGGAACATCTCAAATTACCGCAGCTGCTGATGCTGTACGATTTGTTGTAACACATACGGTTCCGAGCGACTTAGCTGCTGATGTTGCCGCTCAAGCTTCTAGTGTGACATGGGGAACTAACGAAATCACTTACCCAACTAAAGATGGTGTAGGAACCGCTGCTGCTCCTGCTGCTGGTGCTATCGCTGGATATAACTTCGCTCTTGAAGGAAACGAAGATATTCCAGAGATCGACATCAAGGTAGATAGTATCGCTATCACAGCTCAAACCAAAAAGTTGAAAGCAAAGTGGACTCCTGAATTAGGACAAGACTTGAACGCTTACCACAACATTGATGCTGAGGTAGAATTGACTTCTATCCTTTCTGAACAAATCGCTCTTGAAATCGACCGTGAGATCCTTGCTGATCTTGTAAATGGCGCAACTGCTGCTACATTCTACTGGTCTCGTTCTCCTGGTTTGTTTGTTGACCGTTTGACTGGTGCTGAGCTTGGTGCTTCTTCTGCTGCTCCTGACTTTACAGGTACAGTATCTGAATGGTATGAGACTTTGATTGAAACAGTCAATGATGTATCTGCTCAGATTCACAGAAAGACCTTGCGTGGTGGCGCTACTCACGTTGTTTGCTCTCCTGAAGTTGCTAACATCCTTGAGTTTACCGCTGGTTTCCGTGCGAACGTAACTGCTGACGCTGACAAAGGCGACATCGGTGCTGTTAAGGTTGGTTCTTTGAACCGTAAGTTTGACGTTATCGTTGATCCTTACTTCCCACGTAACGTTCTATTGGTTGCTCGTATCGGGTCCTCTTTCCTTGAAAGTGGATATGTATACGCACCATACGTGCCGCTACAAACTACACCAACGATCTTCGGACCAGAAGACTTCGTTCCTAGAAAGGGTGTGATGACCCGCTATGCGAAGAAAATGGTTCGTCCTGATATGTATGGTTTGGTTATCTGCCGTGATCTTCTTGGTGGAGAATACTCCGCTAGCTAATCTCTGATTAGTTGAAGACATTCAACCCTGTCACTTCGGTGATGGGGTTTTTTGTTTTATTTGAGACTACTTACTAGGAACTTGAACATATCCTCCTTGGGCGGGGCCACTGCCCTTGAAGAGTCCATCACCGAAGTGGCTGGTGTGGAACTCGAAGATTTGAACAAGTTATTGCAATAACATAATTTAAGGAGAAATTATTATGGGAAATAGAAGATTTAGTCGCAAGAGACTCTTTGAAGTCGAGAAGCGCGGACAACCAGTTGATCTTGGATCTGGTCCAGGAATTAAAGATGCAATCGTATCTGCAACTCAACATAGAAATGGTGCGGAGATCATAACAGAAATTGCTGTTGATCTTGGAACCTCAAAAGCCGTTATTAGTAGCGCAACACACGACAGAGACCCAATTGGCGTTGTTAGTGGCGGCGTCGCAGCTGTTACACAACTCACAACTGCTAAATTTGGAATAATTACTGAAATTAGAGTTGTGTGTATGGAAGTAGCTGCTTCTTTAGCAAATATAGACCTAGAGTTTGGTGATAATGGTGATGGGGTGAATGACACCGCAGATACTGGAACACCAACTTCTATCACTACAAACTGCTGTGCAACTATCGGAGCAGACACACCAGTTCTTTATGATAACACTGCTTTATTAGCTAATAAATATCTCTACATCTGTAATGGCGCAGGCGATACTCCTGATCCTTTTACAGCCGGAAAGCTGCTTATTTACATTCATGGGTTCGTTGCCCCTGCTGATCTATAAGGGGGATGATACTATGACTATGAGAAGATTAGATAGAAAACGACTTTTTGAAGTCGAAAAACAAGGAAAAGATGTTTCTGATACCATTGGTATATCAAATGTCATGAAGAACGCATTAATTTCAGCCGCGCAACATCGCGATGGTCACAAAGTTGTAACTGACATTATTCTTGACCTCGGTGCTGCTGCTGCTGGATTGAAAACTCAATCCATCGGCTCTGCTGGTGATGGATCTAATGCTGCTAAATCTTTGTCTATTGGAACCACTACAACTGCTGCTGATACAACATTTATTTGTAGAACAGCCCAATCAGTCTTTGGAGTGATTAGTTCTGTTGAAACAATTTGCCTAGAAGCCTTTCTGGACTCAGGAACGATTACTGATTTGGATCTGGTATACGGAGCAGATGGTGATGGAACGCTTGCAACTGCCGATGGAACCCCTAGCGAGTTTGATGCTGGTACCGGTAATGCTAAATTTACCAATATTGGAGCAACTGCTGGTAAACATGAGATAGTTACTTTAGATGGTAATGAGCTTGCGGCAGGAAGTGGTAGATTTATTTATTTTGCCATGGGTACGAATGCAACTCAAAAAGCAACAGCAACAATTGATTGTTCAAACTCTACACCAGCTAATGTTACCGCTGGAGCGTTGTCTTACGCTATTCGTTTAACTGATGATGATGGTTCTACCAAGATTGTCTTTGAAACAGACACTGTAAACAATTTCGACTCTACTACAGAATCTGCGAACGAATTTAACATCGGTAGTATTGGCACAACTAAGGCAAGTTTAGCTACTGGTATTAAAAATGGTATTGCCAACAACGGTAATTTTACAGCTGCTGTTGTTTCTGAAGAAGTAACAGTTACAGCAAACGCTGTTCTCGCAACAACTTACACTACTGGTAACGCTATCATTGAAGACCCGGCTTTACCATCTGGTGTCACTATTACAGATTTTTCTGGTGGTGCTCCATACTCTATTAGTACTGGTAAGTTTCTAATCAGGTTTACCGGCTTTGTAGCTCCGGATGACATATAATTTGTATCTGGGGTGATTTTTCACCCCAGAACTATTTATTTTATTAAACGGAGTTAGATTATGTCTGGTAGAAGAAGAATGGTGGCAAAGCGAAAGCTTGAAGAAGCGGCGAAAGCTGTTGAAGAAGCTAAAGCACAAGCCAAAAAGAAGAAAGAAGCGGAAGCTAAAAAGAAAGCTGCTCCTAAAAAGAAAGCAGCACCAAAGAAAAAAGCTGAAGCTAAAAAAGAAGAATAGAATTGTTTCATTGTGTTCCTTTTAACCTCCGATGTTTTACATCGGAGGTTTCTTGTTTTTCAAACTAATTAATGGGACGGAGGATATTATATGAGTTTCCCTGATTTAACCCCAACCTCAACCCAATCTGCGATTACGCTACCCGTGACCTCTTCTGATGTGGCAGCGGTGATCACAGGATCTTTAGCAGTTGGATTTTACAACACTACACCATTTGTTAGTGGAGCAATGGCACAAGTCGCTTACACTTTTAAGAGATTAGGTGGAGATATACTTGACATTGAATTGACGGCTAAGAACGTCTATAATCACTACGAGGAGGCTTGTTTGGAGTATTCCTATATCGTGAACCTCCATCAATCTAGAAACGCCTTAGGGAGCTCTCTGGGAGGTCCTACAGGGTCATTTGACCACAAGGGTACTGTATCAGGTACAGACAATGTGTCTTTGAAATATCCCAAGTTTCAATTCGACTATGCCTTTAGAACTGCTGATAAGTTTTCATCTGAAGCATTGATCGGAGGAACTGAACCTATTTATTCTGCTTCGTTCGCCAGTGTCACAGAGCAACAAGTATATGATTTACAAAATATTGTGTCCAGTTCTCAGGCAACCAATGATTGGAAAGGGATGGGGAACAAAAGAATTAAAATTAGACAGGTGTACTATGTGTCACCTCAACAAATGTGGAGATTTTATGGCTATTATGGCGGGCTTAATGTGGTGGGCGATTT